ATAAAGTTAGACAAAACGGGAGTTATACAAATGAATGAAGTAACAGAAGTTGTGATAGCTTTACTTATGCTGGTTAATGGAGAGATGAAAGAAGCACGCATACAGACTGGGTATTCGGAATGTATAAAAGGCGCACGTGTAGCTAAACGTGGTTTAAAAATTAATAGTAATATTAAATATTCTTGCATAAAATGTGAGGCAATATTAGAGGAAAATATTGATGGCTCAAAGTCAATCAAAAAACTTATTATTAAGTAAAAGAAACCCAATTGCCAGGACTTTAAAAACCTTTACACAAAAGATTGTACCTGATAAAAAAAAATATGACCGTAAAAAAATCAAAAAACAATTTTCCCTTTCAGACTGAAATTGTTACAGGCACGTGTGGTGCATGTAATTTACATACTTTGTTAGTTGGAATTGATAATACGTTTTTTCGTTGCATAAGTTGTGGAGAAGATCTTGAACAAAAAGTAAATGGTGTAATCAAATATATTAAAGTTGATAAACACACAGATCTGACTGCACATGGCAAAGATTAAGTTTACACATTTTATACCAAGAGATAAGCCTAAGAAAAGAGGACCTCGGCAACATAAAAAAAATCTCAACAAAGGTGAGAAGCGTCAAATGAAGCAGACGAGGTACAAAGGTCAAGGTTAAATATGAAATTTTTATTAACAGTTTTTATTTGCTCTGCTATGAGTGGAGAGTGTTACACCAACAAAGATTATCCAAAAGTATTTCCAGATCATCATGATTGCATACGTGCAGGTCTAACTGAATCTTACGAAATTATATATGCTGAAGGTAATTTTACTAAGGAAGAAATTAACAACAATCAATTATACCCTAAATTTACTTGTATTCCTCAAAAAGAAGAAGGTAAAATAACAACTTAGAACGATTCTAAATTGTCTACCGTGGGTAAGATACCCACGGCAAACAAAAGGTGTGAGAAGAGGTCATCAGATTACACTAAAAATTATTCTCTTGCAACACTTGTTTTATTGTTGTATCTTCCCATATATTAATACAAATAAATAACAAAAAGGAAGAGAAAATGGCAGACCCTGCAAAGTTTAAGTCCGTCAGTGTATCACTGGCAACTTATAAAATACTAAAATATCTAGGCGACGGAAAAATTACAGACGCAGATTTGACTGTAAGCAAAACAATTGAAAGTTTAGCAAAGAAAGAAAGTAAAAAGCATGGATATAAAAACGGAAAAGCGTAAACAAATTTGTCCTCAATGTAGAGGCAATGGATATGTTAGAGTTTTAATAGAAGAAGGTAGAGAAGAACTCATAGCAGATTGTAATAAGTGTGATAACCAAGGAGAGTTAAATGACTGAACTAAAAGAAGAGCATTTTGAAGTTATAGATGCTAACAAAGCTAGACAACATAATAAAAAAAACTATAGACCATTATCTTATGATCTATTTATTGAAGAGAGTTTGATTGATGGCCAAGGTTTATTTGCATCAAAAGATATTCCTAAAGGAACTGATCTAGGTATTTCTCATTATCAAATAGAAAAAGATAAAATGAGTCCTGTTGAATTAATAAGAACACCTCTTGGTGGATTTATTAATCATGAGCCACTTGTCTATAACAATATGGAAGAGAAGAAAGAACTTTCTGGTCCTAATTGTGAAAAAATAAAATCTAGACCAGATGGTGCTAAGACTGAATGGAATCTTGTAACACGTAAGGATATAAAAGCGGGTGAGGAATTAACTATTCACTATACCTTCTATAAACCATAATGACCGACTACAGAAAATTAATTGATGATTATGAAAAATGTAATAAGCAAGAATTAATTGAAAAACTAACTTTAATGAACGCTCAACTTCTAACTTGCGAGAAGGAAGTTGATCGTTTAAATGAATATGTACAGATAATGGAGTTGCAAGGTGACGGAAAAGAAAAAAGATAGACAGTGGGATGGTAGATCAAGACCCTCTACTGATCTATACTCTAAAAATTTTGATAGTATTTTTGGTAAAAAACAAGAAGATGAATTAAAAGAATCTTACAAACAATCATTAAAAAATAAAAAAGAAAGAGAAGAAGATTATTTTACAAGTAAAAGTAATAAAGAACTTTTAGACGAGATGGATGAAGAAGACGCCAAGTATTTAAAAGAGTTAAAGGATAAAATATGAAACATAATAACTGTTTTATATATCCAAAAACGGTGCGCGAAGCGATAGAAGGTAAGCGTCATTACGATACTGGAAAAGAAAAACTCCCATCGGTCACAACAATTCTATCCGCTACACAGGACCCAGAGAAAGCGGAATCATTAAAAGCGTGGCGGACACGAATAGGCGAGGCCAGCGCGACGCGGATCGTGGATGAGGCGGCAGCTAGAGGAACAGCAATGCACAAAATTTTAGAAAGATACGTTGGCGAAGAAGGTTATTTAGATTTAACACAAGTAGGACTCAACGCACATAACATGGCCATTAGAGTGATAGAGCAAGGCTTATGTAACGTTTCTGAGTATTATGGTATCGAATGTACATTATTTTATCCAGGCCTATACGCAGGCCAGACTGATATGGTTGGAGTACACAAAGGCCAAGATGCTATTATAGATTTTAAACAAACGAACAAACCGAAGCGCGATGAGTGGATCGCGGATTACAAACTTCAACTAGCAGCCTATGCTATGGCCCATGACTACATGCACAAAACAGAGATAACTAAAGGTGTGATTATGATGTGTAGCAAAGATAATTATTATCAAGAGTTTATAGTTGAAGGTCAAGAACTAAAAAAATATAAACACAAATGGCTAGGTAAAATTAGTCAATACTATCAACAAAAGGAGAAGAAAGATGAAGGAAGAAAAGACGAACCAACAGATACATGATGAACTACAAAAAGGTTTAAAACCTGGACAAGTAAGACTACATAATAAATTTCATCCTACCAGATGGAAGAAAGGTTTTGCACAGTATGTAAATCATCAACCATTTGAATATGAAATTATTGAAAAGGGTCAACACAGTGATGCTAAATTTAAATCACGTAAAAGATGGAGACCTGTAGGTAAAAATCATATTTTAATAAAACCTATATCTATTGGAGAAGATAAGAGAACAATCTTACCAATTGTTTTTAATGATCATACATTAGCTAGCAGGATTCAAGCAGTTGATATAACTCAATATGAATTTTGGATTGCAAGAAACTTTATAAGAAGAGGACCAAATTCTTGGAGTATCAAAAAAGATAGATGGATAATGACAAAAGTACTTAAATTTTGTTTAAGGAAAGTAGCAGAAGATGGAGATAACTTCTGGCAGAATCCTTTTACATGGCCTTTTAAATTAAAAAGAAGATGAGTAAAAGCGTTTGGTATAAAAAAAGAGATGATCTCTTATATCTATTAAATAAAATAGATATAGGAGAATCTTTTAATGATCGAGAAGACGAAAGGTTTGAGAAATATCTAGACAAAACCAGTTTAGTTACTTATCACACTCATGATAAAGAAAGTCTTACAGATGAATATATACAAATGTGTGAGATCAAAACAAATAGATATGAAATGCAAAAACTAAGAGAGGAGATGAATGAGAGATCCACAATTAAAAACAATGATGGAGAAGTTAAACAAGTTAGCTAATGCAGTACACAACGCACCTGATAAAGGTATGAAACAAATCTGGTCAGATAAATGGTACTCTTTAGTAAAACAATATGCATCTACAATTGAGAGTATGGAAGTATCAAAACCGGATCCATACAACGAACACTTAAATAAAACAAAGGGAGAACGTTAAATGAGCATGCGAGTGAGAGATTTGCAACAATATCTTGGCAAATTTACAGAAGATAAAAAAGGTACAGCAATATCTAATTGTCATATTTATATTGAAACTGAAAGTGGTGCATTAGAAGAGATAAGAAGAATTGAAATACAAGAAAATAATATTATAGGCCATCCGGAACCTACTCGAATGGTTTTAAAAAGTGAAAATATTAATAGGTTTAGATCTAAAACCTTTAGACAAAGTTAAGTTGTCCCCAGGGATAGGGGTGGAAGCGAGAGTGGAAGCCCCATTTAACACTTGACATTATCCTAGAATATCCTATAAACAAATCACTGAAAGCTCAAGGGCGTACATATCTTGCCAATGGCATTTCCCTGGACGTTAGCGATGACCGCAAGGTAGCAACCTGGAGTTTGCTCCGCCGTCAGTACGTGCACGGAACGCGGTGGGGTTGATATGAACTTAGAATCATTCTAAACTGCAGTTTTACGCCATTTTTGACGTTTGTGCCACCATAAGAGAAATATTGGGGGCATTAGTTTTTTTTTCTATCAAAAAAAAGTCGGTGGCACAGTGGCACAAGGGGTGTTTTTGGCTTATTAGTGTTGGTATTATTAACTAATAGCTGTGCCAGAGGGTCTATTTCCAGTGGCACACCGTGGCACAAATGTTCATTATACGCCATTTCTATGTACTCTGCGCGCGGGAATTTTTTTGTTTTTAAAAAAAATAAATTTGCCTAAATATTTCTCTTATAGTAAAAAATCCATATGCCAAAATCTCCGAAGAAATCTAAGTATCGACATGTTTTAATTAAGAAGAAAAGATATTACTTCTATAAAATTACATGGGCTGATATTACCGGGGACGCCGGGCATGCAACCACAGAAGAGTTTACAAAATTTAAACCTAGTGTTATGATTACTCAAGCATATGTATTTTATAAAAATAAATATAATGTTTGGACATTTGCTAGCTATGAAGAAAATGAAGAATTATTTTCTGATAGAAACGTATTCCCAAAAGGGTGTATAATTAAAATGGAAAAAATAAAAATATGAAAAAGAAAATACCAAGTGGTAAAAAAGGAAAAGGTTTAAGAGCATTAAAAAAGAAAGCCCCTAAAGTAGCGAAAGCAATGGGCTATAAAAAAGGAGGACGAGCACATGGCTAAACGTGGTTTATATGCGAACATTCACGCTAAACGCAAGCGTATCAAGGCGGGCAGTAAAGAAAAAATGAGAAAACCTGGAAGTAAGGGTGCACCTACAGCAGCTAACTTTAAGAGAGCAGCTAAGACAGCTAAGAAAAAGTGAAGAAAAATCCCACACTTACTAAAAACATGCCTAATGTTAAATGGAATCAAATCCCACCTCTTAAAGGACCAGATCCACAAGGAATTAAAGCACCTGTTCAACAGCCAAAAAGATTTAAAACTATCCTTACTGTTTCAAAGTCAAAAATTTAATTTAATTTTTTTAAGTTTTTTGGTTTCTCAGGTGGTTCTTGGTGTATGTCTATTGATGTACCTTCTATAATATCTTTGTGATCATTTAAGATATCTTTCATTTTAGATTCTATTTCCTGTTCTGACAAATTATCTATGTTGCCTGTCATGATTAACTTCTGATCTACATATAATCCACCAGCTTTACCACGTGCTACTTCTGCATTTGTAGCTGCTGACCAAGCTCCCTTCGCTCTAGCGTCATCTCTAATTTTTGCTAACTCTGTGATATGTCTTTCAAAAGAGATACCATATTTTTCTTGTACCTCTGCTCTTAATTCTCCTATATACCTAACTACCAATGGAGATATCTTTGGATTTCTAAGCTCTGACGCTGCCTGCCTAGGCCGTGTCTTATATCCTGCTTCTTTAGCACATTCCGCGGGCGACATACGTCCCTCGTTATATACTAATAACTCTGCAAATTTGATTTGTCTCTCTGTTAATTTAGCTGGCACTCCCATGACTTGACTTATAGCGTAACTTGACGTACAAGTCAATGTAGATGAGAATCATTCTAATATGCATTTTTATATTAGTTTCAGGGTGTGCGAGAGATTTTGATTTTAACCCTTGGACTACTGTAATGAAACAAATTTACAAGGGAAATTACGATGAAAAAAGAGTCGGATCTTTGGAAACTTTTAAAGAAAAATACACCGGAAATTAGGTGGACAAGACTAGAGTCTTGGGCATCCTTTGGTGTGCCTGATCTGTTGGGATACCACAATTCTTGTGGTTTTTTTATGGTTGAACTAAAGCTAATCCATGACAAAAAAATAAGGTTTAGTCCACATCAAATCTTATTTCATTCGACCATGACAAAACGTAATTTCATACTTGTTGGACAAAGCCCGAAGGGCTCTCCGCGATCCGTAAAACTTTATGGATCATCCTCGATCCTCGGTCTGCTTGAGGACCAGCGTGAAGTCACGCCTGTGGCCCAAGATGACTGGGCAAATATTAATCGCTTGTTGATCGACGCTTCTTGCTCGTGACCCGCGGCTTGCTGGCTCGCTGGCTCGCTCGCTCGCGCTCCCGCTTGTCGGCTTGCGCTCGCTCGCTCGCTTCAAACTCTTTCCGCTGCTTCTCCAGGGCTTTGTACCAGCTCGGGTGTTTAAGTTCCATTAATTTAATTTCTTTCTTTGCTTGTGATCAAGTTTTAACCATTCAAAAAACTCTCTGCAGTCCTGAAGGTACCAGGCCGGCAGCGTTGAGTGGTCCTCTAAGAACCACGGCAACAAATCTCCTCTTTTAATTTTTTTTTTCATTAGTGTTTACCATAACAGACGTTAGCTGTCGATCTATCCCAGCAAGCCCGGCAATCTTTGCACTGGCCGCCCTGAGTAGGAGCCGGGCAGGATGCATCCTGCCCGCTTGT